TTTCGATATAAAATGTTAAACTGACCATTTGGCAATGGAGGCGGTTCATATATATAAGTTTCGCCAAGAGAAGTGGCATTAACTGCTTCGAATGGCATGCTAACACCATTAATAGTTGCTGTATACTGCACTACTGGCAAATATCCAGGAACTAAATTGATAGTATATTCTTTTGTGTCTATACCTAATATAACTTGATCATTGCCGGGAGAACCTATATTTTGTGTATCAACTAAAGAAGCATTAATAATAGCTGTAAATTGTTCTTGCCAATCAAAATTACTAGGATCAGCCCAGTTAATTGTAAGGTTAGCTAAGTTTATTCCGTTATAATCTGTTATATTTTCAGTAGTTTGTACTGAAAATACTTTAAGATATCCATTAGCTTCTGTATTACGTTGTGGATTATAAGAAACTAAATTAGCAAGTTTAATAACGCTGTCACGACGTTCTGCTGTGTCAATATAGTTTTCGCGTGTATTTAAATCTGTACGAAATGCCAATGCTTGACCCATAAATGCCATAACATCAAGCAATGCAATAAATTCTGATGATTCAATATAATCATTGAATGTTTCTGGATAGTACTGACGTAGGTAATCTATGAAACTCTTACGTAAGGTTTCAAAATCATAGCTTTGAAAATTGCCTTCACTATAGGTTTGATAGATTCTTTTCCAATCTTCAACTCCAAATAATACTGTTTGTCTTGTAGATGTAGCCATGGTCGTTCCAATGTTACAGTATTTATGGTATTAATAATCTGGGGTGTTTAAGTTAAACGTAACTAGCAGACCGTTGGCTTTCATTAAAGAAAATAGATAATATTTGAGCCGATGTTGTTGCCACCGTTTGTAAATTAAGCTGTAATAATATACCGTTGTTTTGTGGATACATAGTAACATTATTAAGATATAATCTAGGATCTCCGGCAATTACACGCTGTACTTCATTATAAATGGCAGTTTGCAACTCAGGAGTTTGGTTTTCAAACAAATAAGTCCATAACAATGTGCCATATCCTGGTCGACCCACTACTTCGCCTTGTCTAATATTAAAAGCGTTAAGTAAATCCTGTTTGATTAACTCGTAGTCAACTAATACAAAATTTTTGTTTTGTCTAACTGTAGAAAATCCAATAAAGGTTGCCATAATATGTATTTACCCTATCTAATGTTAACTATTCTACTGCCTATGTTTGATTGTACTAGATTTAATATTTTTTTAGCAGATCCAATATCTGCCAAAATACCCAAACTTTTAATAGATGGTATTTCATACATAGGAGGATTAATAAGAGGAGATCCTATCACTCGAGATACTGCTGCATCAAGCGTAGAGCGATTTACTGTATTATTAAACCCAGCTGCTGGTTGTATACCTGATATTAACCCGCTTAGTGAAAAATTACTAAAACTAGAAGCAAATTGTGCTGCTTTTGCAATAGTATTAACTGCTGTATTAATTTTAGCACTGATTTTTGCTAATCCCGGAGGTATTGGAACCAAACTTCCTACTAATGCTCCAATGCCGGCTGCAGATGATATAACTCCAGATGCTGACCCTGATGCCCAGCTACTAGCAAGTGCAACACCATACTTACTTCCTATTGCCATTAATGCACCTACATCTCCGCTAATCCTTGATCCTATTAATGCAGATACTCCTGCTGCGGTGCCGGCTGCTAATCCTGTGGATAATCCTGACAATTGACCTGGCCCAGTATTAAATCCGACTGCCCCAGTAGCCAATGATGATAATCCATAACTATAAATTGCACTGGACTCTTCTCCGAGATTTTTTATTTCCTGTGGCACAATGCCAACGGGAGTTAAACTAGCATCAAGAGCTCCATTAGTTAATGATGGAGTTGATGTAAGTAATGTCAATGATGATGCTGATGCTAGTGTACCACCGGCTGTATACACTCTTCCAGTGCTTACACTTGGAGTTGTTACCCTTTGCTTCGGCGGAATAATCACACCACTAGCTACAAGTTGATTGTAGCTACGATCTAATAATATTTCTTCTATTTGATTTTGTATTGCAGCATCGCCTAATATATCAAACACACTAGTAACACCAAATAATCCTGTCCAAGGGGTCGGTGAACTCATAAAATCAACAAAATTAGCAGGATTATCACCCGTAGTTTCATCAAGTGGGCAATACAATTCACTCATACCTGGTTTAATTAATCCTGCTTGTTCCAGTTGATTACAATTAAATCCATAAATTCCAATTCCATCAGCTTGCGTAAATGTGTTAACATCATTGTTTGCTATTGCTGATAGCTGTGCCATTAGCGATTGAGTTTCCTGCGAAGTTAACTGTCCAGCTTGCAAAGTTATAGTAGTTCTACCTACTGGAGTACTAGTTACTTTGATATAACTAGCTTGACTAATTGGATTACTTACAGGAACAGATGTTAATATGGGCAATTCAACAACTATAGGCAAATTCGCAACAACAGCCATTAACGTTTTATCATCAACTCCTGCTGTACCCCTTTGTAAACGTGATAACCCAAAATTAGTTAATACTTCTACCGGATTTAATAATGTGTCGCCCTTAGTATATCCAACAAATGTTCCTGCGGCCACTTGTGAATAAAAAATATTATCTGCTTCTACTTGTGTCGTGCCATTAGGTGCATTTAATTGATATTTTGCCCCAGAAGGTAATGTATAATTATAAATTGCCATATTAATTTGTCTTAGTTATAGAAGTACCTGATGGAATAGTCGGAGCACTAGGCGGACTTGAGTTAGTTCCATCACCTAAATCAACGCTAACTTGAACACCTTGATTATGATAAGGCCATGGTTCATGAGCCGGTGCTCTAGTAACAATACTTTCAGTACCTGCTGATTCAACTTTAAATCCCGATGAGGTATTAAAACTACTTGCTGGCATTGTATATTTTATTAACCCTGTGGGCACAGATACACTTGCTGCCGAACCTGAATTCAAATCTATCAATCCTGCTTGCAATGCTAAACTACCACCCGATGCCCATGCTCCTAATTTACTATCAAGAGTTAATTGTCCGTTACTTTTAACTCCTATCGTAGATTGACTAAACAATAACAATTCTTCGGTGGTGGCACAAGTAAATTTGCCCTCACTTTGCATTGTTGTGGATACATTACTCATCATATTGATATTTCCACCGGCCCACACATTGAAATCTTTATCAGCATGTAAATTTATAGTGCCTTCTGTGCGTAAATTAATAGAATTTGTAGTGTACACATCTAATGTTCCTTCTTGACCAAACTCTAACCATACTTGACCGTTAGCATGAGCAATATAAAGATTGTTACCATCATCACTCATTGTAACTTGATGACCTTTGGCTGTACGAATACGAACAATTGCCGTTTTGCCATCAGTTGCACCGTCATCCATTACTACACTATGCCCGCCAGTTCTTCCAACAATAGTAGCATCTTCTTCAGTTACTTCACCAGAAGCTACTTTTTGCGTAATAGTTGGATCTTTTAATCCACCTTGATAAATTGGTCTACCAGGTGTGCTAGTTCCAGTAACATTACTTGGACTTTCACGCTGACTAGACGAATCTATTGGGCCACGTATAGGATCACTAACAGTACCCTGCTGAAACATAGTAGCTGCTACATAACTGTGTACCGGTTTTTCTTTATTAAAAAATTGCGGATCCTCTGTAATGGCAGTATTGCTCGAAGAGGTATTAATTTCAGTGGTTGGTAATTGAGGACTTTTTTCTAAATATGTCTCTTGATCTGCATTTTGTTTAACAGCATTCTTTGCTGCACCTAGTGCTGGTACCATATGATTAGCACCTTGTGCAGGAACTATTCCCAGATAATATCCTCCGTCAGGATCTCCTGCAACAAAAGTACATAATAATTTTGTTCCGAGATCTGGAGAACCTGCGGCTGCTCCATAACTTTGTTGATTACTATTTGATCCATATGATCCAGGCCCTGTTGACGAACTTGTTTGCGGCGTAGATCCTCCTTGAGTTTGTAATGGACGTACTGTACGCCATAATTTGTCATTTTCTTTATCGTTACCGGCAAATTGTGTAATGTAAACTTGAAGGCGCCCGCCGCGTGTTGGATCAACATTATTCATTACCTCACCAATGAATGTGCCTACATCTGCAGGAGTATTACCTTTATCAAATTTAAATGACTGCGACCTGCCAGTAATTCTTGCTATATTATTTGCCATTATTGATCCTTTGGCGCTGTTGTTTGTGTGCTTGTACCCGTTTGTATGTCAGGCGTTTGACTTGCATCGACTGCTGATTTCCATGCGTTTCTAGCAGTATTTACTGCTTGCTGTGCCTCAGCTACTTGATTAGGATAATATTTACGTGCTTGTCTAAGATCTTCCGTTGCATTTTGATAAGCATTTTGTGCCTGAGATATTCGTTGTCCGGCAGCTTTGCTGATAGGTGCTGGAGATGTTGCTGCTGGTTTTGCCGACCCTACTGGAACACCATCTGACGTAGGAGCACCAGCAGCTTTAGCTGGCGCCACTGAAGGATTTATTACTGAAGTTGCAGAATTTTTTTCGGCAGGAGTCACTTGTGTTGCCCCATATTTTTGACCACGACGAGAAGCTAATGGATTTCCAAATGCTGCACCATTAGGACCTTCTTCAAATGCTAATGGTTTCCGTGGAGTTGTAGGTGTAGTAGGAGTTGCAGATGAGGTCGGAGTTACCTTTTTAGTTACAACCGGAGGTCTATATTGATTGAGATCTGTTTTTGCCAGATTTTTAATTCGAGTCCCAGTCAACGATTGTTCAAATTTACCTCTGCTAAAAGTAGAAACTACAGCAGTTGCTTTATATGCTGCACTTGCTTCAGTAGCTGTTTTTGATAATTTATTAGAATCACCTTTTGTACCGCCTATGTTGATATCCATCAATCCAGTGCCGCTATATGGCCCATTTTCTCCATTGTTATAATCTGCAGGAGTATTGAAATTTATAACAAAAACTGCATCTTGTTTTTCTGAACATATGGTGCCATCAGGCCACCATCCTGTCGCATTAGTTAAAGATTCTTCAGTTACTCCGACAAGTTCTCCTTGAAAAAGCCACGCAGGATCGCCAACAATTTTAATAGTACTTTGATTCTGATCATTTGCACTATACAAAAAATCGGCCGCAGTTGCTGCCGGAGTATTAGCATCGTTTGTTGCTGATTGTACTGTTTGATTTGGAGGGTTAGGAGTTTTAATTGGAGGACCAAGTGTATAAACATCTCCGACTTTATCAGTTTGTGCGTTAGATGGAGATTGTAATGCTTTTATTCCTTCTGCTATACTTCCAGCACCAGCCACAACACGATATACAGTATTGAAATGTTGCTCAAAATGCAATACTTGTGTATTCAACCCGGTAAACCAATAATTATAAACTTTGTGTGCGCCTCTAAATCGTGCTTCTGGAAAATAATCACTTTGCATATCATTGATGGCATATGTAGTTACAAAATATTTTATATTATAAGCATAATCATTTCTTTTTGTATCTACTCTATTTCCTATTGGTGTTGCAGTAACTAAAATTTTAAACCAAGTGGTAGGACCAGTACCTTTTGTAGTAGTATTTGGTATCAACGCCGCAATTGGGTTTAATGGGTCAGGGCTGGCTAATTGTTGATCGGTAATATAAGAACTATTACGAATAGTTCTTTCAATAAATTGTATAATTTGAGTACCTTGTGACGCTGATAAATTTTTAGCTTGTGTATTAACACTATTCTTATCAGAAGAAATTGCTGCCACCGCAGTATTCTCTTGTTGCATTGGAGTTTGAGTTTTATCTGTTGGGCCTTTAGTTGTAACTTTTGCCGAAGCCAAAGAAGCTGGCGCAAATACTATATCGTAAACATTGGCAATTTCAAATTTTCCATCTTTAACATATTGTTGTTCTTGCGAATTCATTGCATCGCATAAACTATTGTAGGCAAACTTAGTAGTGCCTCCCGGAGCAGCATCAGCTTTGGGAGGAGCACTAGTAGAGGTTGCATTACCATTAGTTGCCATGTTAACTCCCTTACATTATATTATTAGAAATATCAAACGACATAGAATCTGCTTTCGTAGATTCTCCCGTTTGGCTAGTTGGAGGCGATGAAGAATTTGTATTTTCTCTGCCGCCTGATGCAGCTGAAATTAAAGAGTTAAGAGCAGATGTGACACTATTCTGACTTGCAGACAATACTTGACTTACCGTTTCTCCACTAAGTTCAAAATTAGCCGGTATACTACCAAGACTAGTTGATGCTGCTTTAGCATAATTTTTTGGCTGACCCGTCACTTCATATATGATATTTTTTCCGTCTATTTTAAATGTTACATCAATTATTGTAAATGGGTAATACCTTGTAAGAATTGCATTTGAAATACTTGGAGTTGCCCCTGGAGTACCTGTAGTTCTTGTTGGATCAGTTATTAAATTTCCATTAATATCCCAGCCATAAAATTTCACAACCATACAATAGTCAGCATTGAGAGGACTAGAGTTAAACTCCCTGCCGGCATAATTAAGATTGGGAATTAATGTTATACCGTTAGGCTCAGATACTTTAAATGATATTTTGGTAAATTGACTAGCAGATACTCCAGTTACCGAAGTTTCTATAGTCAAATCATCTAAAAAATAATCAAGAGTAAAATATTTGTTGCGGTTAGGAGTAACTATTTTGGTCAACGGCCCATTGATTGGAGTATCTTGCCCAAAATTAACACCCTGATTTGACACTCCTTGCTGCTGTTGTGCTGCACCTCCACTTTGTACTAATAAAGACCAGGAATTTACATTAATTCTTGATGTAGAAACTACTGCGCTATATTGTTCAGGAGTAAGGCCGTACCAAGCAAGATTGTAGGTATAGCTAGCAAATTGATCTAGCACGTTAGGTCGAGGCTGAATAGGTAACCCTGGCTGAGTACCTGTGTTAATTAATATCTCTTGCTGTATTGAATTTGGTGGGTTATTAGGATTATCATCTTTTGTTGTTGCTATCGAAGTTGATTCGACATTAGTAGGCGCCGTAGGAGGTGGTGAAATAATGGGAATATTAGCAGATGTAGGAGTAGTGGGTGTGGTTGGAGTGGCTGGTGTTGGTACAATAGTAGTAATTGCCGAATCTGCTGATACAGCAAGACGATTTTCATTTTGTCTTAAAGCACGAGCTGTGGCGCTGGGCACACCAAATGCTGCGCCATTTTCAACATTAGTAGTAAATCCCACTGGATGTACATAAGGCTTAGGCCCTGCTGGAGTTTGTGTAGATGTACTTTGAGTTTGTTCTGTGGTACGTTTAGGTGCAGATGTCCCTGTATCTACAGAAGATACAATTATTCTTCGAGATCTTAATCCACCATTTGTTGCTGACATTTTATAATCCTAATACTGATTGAAGAGTAGTAATTTTTGGGAGATAAATTTGTGTCCCTGATATAAAATCTAATGGAGGTTTAGACAATGTATTTGGATTACGTTGATAAAACACCCACCATAAATTGCTATTATCATATAAATCGTATGCTAATAAATCTGGACGATACTGATATGTTAAATTTATTGCAAAATATTGATCATCATTTAATTTCGGAATAGGTCTATTAATCATTACATCTAGGAAATATTGACTATATCCTGTTGCATAGTAGGGACTAGATTGATTGTATGATGATGCCATTACCAAAATCCTCCTCTGAGTAAATTGCCATTGGCAAATTGTTTAAGACTAAATTGATTACTGATTTGTTGACGAGTATTGACTGGCAATAAGGTAATAGTAATATCCATTTTAGTTGGTACATACGTAGGTGCCCCTGATGCCAACTCAGGAGTAGATGGAGCAGATCCAAAGGGAGTATTTGGTAATGCACCTTTATCTAGTCCAGCATTGCTTAATCTATCACCGGCTGCTGCATTTGATGATGTTGCTACGCTTTTTTTTACGTTATTTTGTTGAGTTAAATTAGTTCCTATTTGATTAGTAACATGAGCACGAATATAATCTACATCTTCAGGCAAGCCATATGTAAAACTACTAAGCAACACTGGATGTTTATTGAATTGATATTGCCCTAACCCTGTTAAAAATAACAATGGCGGAGGGGTACCGCGTTGTGCATCTTGCCCATAAAACATTTTGCCAGCAGAACGGAAAAAATGTATAACTGCCAACAAATAATTTGCTTCAAATGTATTCTGTGCTGTAAAATGAGCTGTAATACTAATATCACCCACTTGACTATTTTGATAATAATAACCGCGAAAATTAGAATGTGTTACATCGTAGGGTGAATAATTTGTTTTATAGGATGTGTCAATTTTTGGAGTATAAGGAAATATAACTCCGTTAGTAGCTAATAATGGTTGCAATATTCCTGGCTGAGGATCATTATAAAGGTAATTGGCATTTTGTCCTAAACTTAATCTAACTCTCCAATCACCATTACTAGCTTCATTACCTAATATTACCGTTTGTGCCGGTTGATTTTGTGCATTTTCAATGCCTGATTGAATTTCACCCGCTAAAGGACTTTCTGGTTGTACTTCTTCAAAATGTTTCTTAGCGTCTATTGTTTCTCTAGTAACTTGTTTAGGACGAATTCCAGTAGCTGCGCCGCCCTCATTATTAACAAATTCTCGATTTGATGCCGAAGCAGCTTCAGGATCTACCTTTGGGTTTACTGTAGGAGGCAATGTAGTTGCACGTGATCTAAGACCACCATTGTTTGTATTGGCATTAGTTCTAGTTGATGCTGGATCTACTGCCGGATTTACTGATGTAGGCGACGGATTGGGTTGTTGTGCCTGCCCTCCTTGTGCATAAAACTGTGCTAATACCGCAGGATTAACTGTATTGCCCATCGCTAACGCAACAGAAACTGCTGTCATTTGAATAGACGTCAACTGTGACCCGGGAGTCCACGGTTGTCCACCTATTAGTAGTATCGAGGCTGTTGCCATTGTATTTTTCCTATATTAATATTTATGTGTATATTAATGTATCCATATTATGTCAAATAGGTTGACAATTAATTGATTTCTGTTATACTAAATATTAGTTAGGAGACATAACTAGTGGCCACAAAACCCATAGTAGCACCAGTAAAAAAAGTCATTTATCTCAATAATAGAGATCTGTTAAAACAAATACATTTAAGTAAAAATACATATTGTACATATTTAGATCCAGCAAACGATCATCAATATGATATGATTTTGCCTAGTTTAAGTAAAATTAATCAACGTACAGTAGCAGAAGCCAGACGCAATCGTGCTGATCGTATTAAAAAAGAAACTAAAGTAATTGTTGACCCTAAAAAAATACCCAATACTGATGTAGTATTTCGTATAACTTCATGGGAACATATACCCATGGCACCTAAAAAAATACCCAAGAGTGCTACTAAAAAGAAGAAAATTGAAGATATATTTGATCTTGAATTAATCGACGACGATGCAATTTTAGATGCAATTTTACCCATCGAACCTGATGCTGCTGCAACCAAATATATTAGATTACCTTTTCCTCCATTTTATCATTACAGATTAGATGAAAACAAACAACCTTATTTGGTTGGCAAAAGCCACTGGAAAGGTGATTTAGAAACAGGCGAGTTTTGTAAAGATCACGGTACTATGACACATACCCTAGCAACAATGTTCATTAAGCTGTGTGATCGCTATGCTACACGTTCAAATTGGCGTGGGTATACATATAACGAAGAAATGCGCGGGTCAGCGTTAGTTCAATTGTCACAAATTGGATTAAGATTTGATGAAAGTAAATCACAAAATCCATTTGCTTATTATACAGCAGCCATTACCAATTCGTTTACACATATTCTAAACTCTGAAAAGAAAAATCAAAATATACGCGATGATTTGCTTGAACAACATGGATTAACTCCTTCTTGGTCAAGACAAAACTCAGGTAGGCGCGAAGCACATGCTCACGGCCCGGTAATTAGTATTCCGGTTGACGAATACAACCAGGATTAGCCGTTTTAGTTGTATTGTATTAAGCAATAGTTTATACTGGACTTATGACTAACTTATTCAAGAAGGCAGCGGTATGTACTGACATACATTGGGGATTAAAATCCAATAGTTTAGTACATAATCGTGATTGTGAAGCATTTATTGATTGGTTTATTGCCAAAGCTAAAGAAGAAGGTTGCGAAACCGGTCTTTTTCTTGGCGATTGGCATAATCATCGTGCTTCAATCAACTTACAAACACTACAATTTAGTGTACGAGCATTGGAAAAATTATCAAAAGCATTTGATAAGTTTTATTTCATTCCCGGCAACCATGATTTATATTATCGTGATAAACGTGATATTCACGGAGCCGAATGGGCTAAACACATTCCTAATATTATTATCGTAAACGATTGGTTTACTGAAGGCAATGTTACTATTGCCCCTTGGCTAGTAGGCGATGATCATAAAAAAATTCATAAACTAAGTGGACAATATATGTTTGGTCACTTTGAACTACCACATTTTAAAATGAATGCTATGGTAGAAATGCCTGATCATGGCGAAATCAAAGTAGATCATTTTAACGGCTTCGAAAGCGTGTACAGTGGTCACTTTCACTTGAGACAAAAGAAAGAAAATGTTACTTACATAGGTAACTGTTTTCCGCATAACTTTGCTGATGCTGGAGATAGTGCTCGTGGCATGATGGTTAAAGAATGGGGAATGGAAGACAAGTATTTTTCTTGGCCAGGACAACCATTATATCGTGTACTAAAACTAAGTGAAGCAATTGATAATGGCGCAAACATCTTCCAACCTAACATGCTTGTGCGTGTTGAGCTAGACATTGGCATTAGTTATGAAGAAGCTACATTTATTAAAGAAACATTCATTAAAGACTACAATTTACGCGAAATGGCGTTGATCCCTGTTAAGACTAACTCAGTTGATACTGATTTAGCCCCAGGTGAAATAAAGTTTGAGTCTGTGGATCAAATTGTTACTGATCAAATTACAAATATTGAATCAGAATTCTATGATCCCAAGTTGTTATTAAAAATTTACCAGAGCCTATGATCCAGATTAAGAATTTAACTGTAAAGAATTTCATGAGTGTAGGCAATGCTACCCAGGCTATTAACTTTGATCGACGTGATTTAACATTAGTATTAGGCGAAAACTTAGACTTAGGCGGTGATGGCAGTAGAAACGGCACTGGCAAGACTACTATTATTAATGCACTTTCATATGCGTTGTATGGAGTAGCACTTAGTAATATACGGCGAGATAATCTTGTTAACAAAACTAACGGCAAGAATATGATTGTATCACTGGATTTTGTCATCAGTGATCAACAATATCGTATTGAGCGTGGACGTAAGCCTAATTTGCTAAAGTTTTATGTCAATAACAAAGAAACTGAAGCCGAAGATAATGCACAAGGCGATAGTAGAGAAACTCAAACAGCAATCGAAGACATGCTAGGTATGAGTCACGATATGTTTAAACATATTATGGCACTTAACACTTATACCGAACCGTTTTTATCATTAAAAGCCAATGATCAACGTACAATCATTGAACAATTACTGGGCATTACTATGCTTAGTGAACGTGCTGATAAGATTAAAGAGCTAAATCGCACTACAAAAGATGCTATACAAGCAGAAGAATTTAGAATACGTGCCGTACAAGATGCTAATAAAAGGATTTTAGAGCAAATTGAATCGCTAAAACGTAGACAAACACTTTGGACTACTAAAAACACCGACGATATTTCAAAACTTGAAGTAGCATTGGCTTCGCTCCAGGAAATTGATATCGATTTAGAAATACAAGCACACAAAGATCACACAGCATGGGATCAAAAACGTAAAGATATCAATGAGCTAACTACACAAATCAGTAGAGTTAAATTAGATATTAGCAGGGAAGAAAAAATAATCAATCGGCTGTTAGCTGAGATTAAAACGCTTGATAATCATGAGTGCCATTCGTGTGGACAACCGTTCCATGATAGTAAACACAAACAGGTGTTGGAGACAAAACAAAAAGAATTAACAACTTCACAAGTATCAAATAAAGAATACAGTGAGTTGTTGTCGGAATTAGAGTCAATGCAAAAATCGTTGGGAGTTTTAGGTAAACCACCTAAGATGTTTTACGATAAAGAAGAAGACGCCATACAGCATCGTGCTACGATTGCTGGCTTGCAAGCTCAATTAGAAAATAAAAGTACTGAAATTGATCCTTATGCTGAACAGATTACTGAAATGACTGAACAAGCATTAGCAGAGGTTACTTACGATGGGTTAAACGACTTAACACGTTTACAAGAACATCAAGAATTTTTATTAAAATTACTCACCAGTAAGGATAGTTTCATACGCAAGAAGATTATTGAACAAAACTTATCATATCTTAACACAAGACTAACACATTACTTAGATCGTATTGGATTACCACATACTGTTGTATTTCAAAATGATCTTTCGGTTAGTATCGAAGAGCTAGGACGTGAACTTGACTTTGATAATCTGTCAAGAGGCGAGCGTAATCGACTTATTTTAAGTATGGCATGGGCATTTAGAGATGTGTTTGAATCCTTATATACTCCCATCAATGTATTATTCATTGATGAAATGATTGACAACGGGCTTGACACACAAGGTGTGGAATCAGCGTTGGGATTATTAAAACAAATGTCACGTGAGCGACAAAAATCAATTTGGTTAGTAAGTCATAGAGACGAGTTAGCCGGAAGAGTAGAAAATATACTCAAAGTAATCAAGGATGGCGGATTTACCAGTTATAATACAGATGTAGAGGTAGCATAAAAATATGAGCACTATCAAAAAGACACTAACTAGTACATGTCATGGCTTTTTGAAAACACTCATGTTGAAATACTACCGGAAGATTGTGCTGGATTTGTTTATTGCATTACAAACAACATATCCGGCAGAAAATATATCGGAAAAAAACTATCAAAATTTAGTAAAACAACATATAAAATAGTAAAACTTAAGAACGGCACCAAAAAACGTAAGAGAATCAAAAGTAAAGTGGAATCAGACTGGCAACAGTACACCGGCAGCAGCATAGAATTAAATAAAGACATCGAACAGTTAGGCATCGAAAATTTCACTAGGCAAATATTATATTATTGCAACACCAAATCGGAATGCAGTTATATTGAAGCCCGTGAACAATTTAAGCATCGTGTATTAGAAAGTGACGATTACTATAACGGACAAATAGTTTGCCGTATACATGGTAGTCACATCAAAAACAAAATTTAAATCATCTTAGATAGGCATCGACAGACTAAGTTAGGGGAAGCCCGACACTATTAGTCAGAACCAGTGAAACTCTGGGAGGCATCACACTGACAGCGTTTGATCGAGGCTGCTCGATCCCCGTTGAGGATTGGTGAGAAACCCAATTCGGATAGAAGAGGCGCAAGCCTACTCGGGTGTCAAAGGCAAAAGCCAACTTAAGGCAACAAATGGTTTGGGCAACGTGAAAAAGATACGACCCATGCTTATAGGACTTTGATTTATTATGGGGTTACTAGGGTTCCGTTGATATGTGAAGCTAGAGTAGGGGGTACAGGTCAACCGCCTCCGAGTGTGAAAGCACAATCTCTTTATAATAAATGACTGCGGACTCAGACGAAGAGGTCATTTTTTTCACCGTGCTTACGGTGAATTATGACATTAGTTCTAGACGAATAGTATTTAAAAGCAACTACTTAAAACAATAAGACGAGCAGTATGCGAGTCTTGGATTAGCGCAGCTAATCTGTTAAATCAAAAAGAAATATAAAGTAATCATTCAGAACCTTAAGGAGGGTCATGGAAAAAACAAAAAACTTAAAAGAAAGGCAAACCACTTTTCTTAGTTGTCTCCATATTATCTTTGATGATATCACTGATTATTTTTCTTTCAGCGACACTGAGTTGTAAGGCTTGATCATAAGGTAATCCCCCTCTCATGTACCAAGACATACGTAACGCCTCAAGTCTAATATCATTGATCTCTTTATCCATGTTGTCTATGTAAGTAGCAACACGTTCAGGATCTAATATTAGGAGGCGCGCTCGAAAAAATTCGACATATCCAACGTAATAGATTGTAAGTAATTAGTTTGACATTTATTACATTTAATTGTAATAGGTTTCATCTCTGCTTCAGATTTATGATCGACTACATAAGTTTGAATACGATTGAACAATCCACTATCACAATTTTTCATAAATTCGCTAATATATTCTTGTTCTGTAACCATGGCGCTAGGAGTTTTAATGGTTAAAATACTTTGACTTAGTGCAGATACAGTCATCTCAGTCATGCGCTGTAATGCTGCTGACATAGCTGATAATTGAACATTATCTACGGCTTTGTCATCAGGCAACGATTGAAAAATACGTTGTTCGTCAAATTGAATTTTATTGTTATCAGACAAATTTTTATAAGTCATTGGTCTAAAGTAAATTTCGATATCGCCTTGTTTAACTGGATCTGAATAATCAGGGGTTTTCATTTGCTCAAGTACAGTACGTAAATCAACAGCATATTCGTCATCATTTTGGCAATGTGGGCAAACTGTGGCAAAAGTCATTTCATGACCGTAGCTGGCAATACGTATAGCTACTAATATGGTATCAATATCAATTGATGGGATTGCCCATGCATCTTTGATAGCGGGAATACAGCTTTGTATAACATTAATAACTGCTTGTCCACTGAATAATGCATCAGGTGTACGATATGTAATTTCATCTATTGCCGTCATGGGCAATACAGGAAGCTCGCCATTTTGTGGCATTTCGATAGCTCCCGCAGGGTAGTAATTGCCTTGGCTAGGCAATTTAATATAAATTGAAGGTTGTCTAAAATATTGAGTCAATGGATTCATGGTTTTTTCCTTGTATAAATATTAGTTATGCCACAAAACATGACACCGGAAGAAATTCAGGCCCGAACTGATGAATACAATCAAGCACTGGCTAGCGGAATACCAATCACCGAAGAACTTAGAGATTCGATAAAAGACGCCTCTGTAGGTATCAAAGGGTATTCAGCACAGTTAAGAGCTAGCAAAGCAGCATTAACAGCCAGCATGGGCGGACTGGTCAAAAGCCTAATAGATGGGGAATCTGGGGCCGCAGTTTATAACGATACTATCAAATCCGGTGCAAAAGTATTTTCAGATTGGAATAAAGACGCTAAAAGTGGCAGTAATGTACTGGGAAAAACAGCTGAAGTATTAGCTGAAGTAGCAACTAGAGTAGCCACATTAGCTGATCAACAATTTAAACTTTATCAAGATTTAAGTCGTTCAGGACTAGCTACCGGCATGAACGACGCATTTAAGAATTTGCAGGCTGCTGGTTATACAATGAAGGAAATCGGGGCATATGGCGACCTGATGAAACAAAATTCCACCGTATTGGCCAATATGGGTGGGACTGCACAAGAAGGGCTTACTAGATTTTCTAAAATATCTAAGGAAATTGTAGGGTCAGGGTTAGGCACTCAGCTGCTGAATATGGGTATGCAAATACCACAAATTAATGAGGGTATTGCAAATTATGTAAGGCTACAGCAATTAAGTGGACAAGCAGTTTCAAATGATACCAAGGCAGTAACGCAAGGTGCTATGGAGTACATGGTTAATCAGGATAAATTAACCAAATTAACTGGATTAAGTGCAGATTCACAAAATAAAATACAAGAACAAGCATTGGCTACTGAGCAATATGCAGCTAAAACCTTTGAATTAAAACAAATAGCTGCAAGAGGCGGCGACGAAGGTGCGGCTGCACAGAAAAAACTAGATGCTAATCAAGCAATGCTTACAATGGTCGAAGGCAAGATGGGGCCTGAGATGAAGAAAAATGCCATGATGTATTTGGCTGGTGCTACTAATACTGAAGGGTATGCAGTATTTCAAAGAGGATTGGGACAAACAGCTCAATTTATAGATCAAGGTGGTACTGATATTGGTGAATTTACCAATACATTAATGAAAGATGTACAAAGAACCACAACAACTTATAAAGGATTAGCAGGAGCCGGGGTATTTAATAAATTCTTAGGCAATTTTGGAGAATATTCAAAAGCCTTATCTAGTAGCGGAATAGACTATGTAGATGCTGTAAATTCTGCAGGTAAGCAAATAGAAGGACAAGCAGCTGGTAAAGATAAAAATACAGCTGATATGGTTAAGATAAATCAGAATGCTCGCGATATAGAACAATCAACTACAAAAGTACTTGATAAAGCAATGGGCCCAGTGACTTCTGCTCTCAAAGCATTATCTACTGTTGCTGCTGATGCAGCCGGAGTGTTAGGAAAAATAGCTGGCAAAGAAGGTAAAATTGGAGGGAAATCTGAATCCTCATGGTATAATCCATTTTCCTGGTTTGCAGAAGGTGGATATACTGGTGATGGTGGCAAATATCAACCAGCAGGTATTGTACACAAAGGCGAATATGTAATAGATGCCGAAACAACAAAGGCATTGGGATTAAACCGAAGTATTAGTTCTGGACCAGGGTATGCCGATGGTGGGTTAGTTAAAGATCCGAAAAATGATCCGGCATTGGGATTAAACCG